GCTTCGCCACACCCACATTCCAACGATTGCCTTTTAACAATCCCGGTGTACTGTGTCCCACATGCCGGTATTGCTTTACTACCTTGATTTCAAGGTTGATTGCTTTATCAATATAATGGATTTTCTCACCACGCTTGAGAAATAAGCTGTCTGTATTCAATATCGGTAATCTTCCTGCACGGATCTCGTTCTTCGCAGCTATAGGAAGTATGGAATTTATCTTAGGTGGCTGATTATTGCCAAATATTGCATCCAATAAGCCCATACATATCACCTCTTTCCTGTATTCTATCGTAATTTCATACTTTATGTGTCGCATCGCTGGCGACATTATACCAACTGATACTTAATCTTATTCTTCCTGCAATACTGCTCTGCAAAAGAACCAAAGGAGCATTGCACAATAAACATATCATCCGTTCCCGTAAAAGCATCCTGACCGATCTGCTGTACACTATCCGGAATTATAATAAAATCCAGATTGGAGCAGCCGAAAAATGCCCGTTCACCGATAGAGTTCAATTTATCATGCAATTCTACTTTTTTAAGTCTACTGCAATTCATAAACATCCGATCAGTTATCCTTGCAATGTTATCCGGTATCTTAATATGCTCCAGCGATTGGCACTCTGCCAATAAATCATCACCTATCCAAAATACACTCTTTGGAATATCCAATGTCCTTAAACCTGTTCCTTTAAAGGCTGCATCTCCGATTGTCTTAAGCAGTACCGGCAAGGAGATTGATTTTAAGCTGTTACAATTCTCAAATGCTGAGTTTTCAATCTCTTCTACGCTGACCGGTAATACCACCTGATGCAATTTCTCACAGTCAGAAAAAGCATTTAGTCCTATGTATTTAAAGCCTTCAGTCAGAATTGCCTCTTCTATAGAAGATTTGCTAAAACTGTTATCCGCAATCTCTATAACATTTTCATTGCCAGACCTATTTTGAAATATAATTGTCTGGTTCTTATCTCCACGGAATCCGATTACAGCCAGTCCATTGCCTCTGCGACTTTTTTCATATACAAATAAATCTCCATATGATTTTCCCGAAGATGACTTATTATCTTTTATCGCCGGACCACCACCCTGCTTCTGCACTGATATGTCACAGGCTTTTCCCAATACTTTATTACCATAACAAGAACACCATACTGACACGATCCAATCTGCATTCACTCTGCTGATGCCATAGTCATCCATCAACTGCTTCACATACCGGAAAGCAAATGTATTATTGAGCAGATTCGCCCTCTGAATATCCTGAGCAATTCCAATGTTGTATGCCATAAGAATCAGATTGATATTCTTTGCCTCTTCTGGAAATATATCTTTTACCAATGCAGTAAACTGTCTCTTATCATCTATTGAATTTTCATACTGTCGAAGCATTGCTTCAAAATCCTGCTCAAAAATAACTCATCACCTTCTTTATCGCTACTATGCAATTTCTATGCGGGTTTGAAGAACATTTAAAATTTCTGAAAACTCGGAGAATTATTGTTTTCCAGAGTTAACTCCATGCCTATATTCCTAATATTTTTTTCAATGCTGCTTTCTTATCCATGGATATCATAATTTTTCCATTCATGACATCTATCATCTTTCGGCTGGTATAAAAATCGGCAATGCTATTTATCTGTTCTATGCTTATCTTGTATTTATCATCATAATTTATATCATCTTCTGACATAATAATATCCTGTAGAAAATTTCTTTGTTGGCGATTAAAATAATCCGGAAGAATATTTTTCAATATGTAATCATCGACAACCTCAGCCTCAGTAACAGGCTGAATCTGCTTTTCTTTATCATATTTATCACATACCCATTCCCACTCTTTTACAACACGATTCAATTCAACTTTTTCATACGGATTTTTAATGTATATATATTCTGCCTCGCTAGCTTCTGTTGCAATCACAAACAATTCATAACTCTCTCCAATTCGCTGTGCAGCTGAATACTGGCTTTCAGATAATTTAATCGTATCCCCTATATGTGCAACCGGTATAACCAATACATATCTTGTTTCTCTGTCGAACAGCTGCGTACTTACCTGTAGCTTTGTGTTGTTGCTGGCGTACTGTAGTCTGTTTGCACTAAATGTAATAGCGTTGCCGCGTGCAAGCTCTCGTGGTGTAAATGTCATATTTGACATTACAAGCGATAACTGTATAGCGAATGGCTCTATTTTCCCCTCGTAGTAAGCGTTCCAAGTGTCCTCGTTAAATTTGTTTTGCAATATGTCCATATTTGTGCCAAAATGCGTGCATACATTTTCTTGGATCTGCTGCATCTGCAGCGCGTTCGGCGTATATGGTTTGCTTTCCACAGACTTAACATCACTAAACTTGTTGTCGTATATTATCATTCCGCTTTTATTATCACTACTTAAGTTATCCTGCGTAAATCTGTCGCGCTCTTTTTTAATGTCCTCTGGCTTAAGCATATTTGCCACTTTTGCCAGAAAACGTATATTTGCCGAGTTCTTTACGGCGTTACTACTTTGCCCTCATCAAAGCTCTTTAAGTTAATCTCTGTTACAAGCCCACAATGTCTTGTGTAGTAGTGATCTGCGCCCCATTGTAACGTACGTGCTTCTATCTTTGCGTTATACAGCTCTTGTAGCTCTTCGCGTGTGTATGGTTTTCTCTCCTGCTGTCTGTATGGCTCTAGCTGCTGTATACCACAATGGTATACACACGGCGGGTGGGCTTTTTGTTGCTCTATTGAGTCCGGCTCCGGTTTATTAAAAAGGGCCTTAAAGTCTATGTTTTCCATATGTTGCCTCTCTTTCGTTAGTCTGCTGCTGTATATATCTGCTGTAACTGTATCTCCATATCTCGCCAGAACTGGGCGTTGCTGGCTGCGTTCTTAAACTTAGGTGCGCCGTTCTCGTCCGTTTCCTGTGCCAACTTTTCCCACGCCTCAATCTCGCCCTTTCTGTGGTTCGTAGTCATTAAGATATAGCACTGCAGCATACTACATAACTCGTTGGTAAGCGTTACTGTTTTCGGCTGCTGCTCCCAGCTTATAGCCTCTGTGTTGTCGGCTGCTGCCTCTGTGCTGTCGTCTACGAGCTCTGCTCTCTTTGTAACTGATATCGCATAAAAAAGCCTGCTGCCGTCCTCTGATACTAAAAACTCTTTACGTAATTTGTATGTTTCTTTTAAAACGCAGTCTTTGCACCATATTGTTTTGCCGTCTATATATATGGGGGTGCTTTCGTCCTCGAACTCCGCGTTATTTTCCAAGTACTCTATAAACTCGGCTACTGTCATTTTGTCTATATGTGCCTCTGTAGCTCTCGTAAAATTAACTCTGTATCTGTTGTCGTTGTCGTTCTTAAATCTCATATGCTACCTCTCTTTCGTTGTTGTCCTCTCTATGCTATAATCGCTTTAGAAAGGTGGTGTTAAAATGTTTGTTGATGATTTAACAGGTAAACAATATTCTTTTTTAAAGTTCCTGTATGAGCGTAAAGTCCCTCGCGCTAATGTAATAAAACGCTTTAAAGGCTGCGAAAATGATAATGACTTAACCATTGGCCCATTTAATGAGCTTTTTTATTGCGATTGTGAGGATAACTTTATACTTACAGTTAAAGGAAAAGCGATTTTTGAAGCGCGACGCCGTAATAATATTCGCTTTAGACTTCCTTTGATTATTTCTATTGCTGCTATTATTATTTCTATATTTTCTGTTGTTGCTCAAATTCTTAAGCTATTTTAAAAATATAGGCAATAGCAAATTTGCAAGGGCGGATATTAAGGCTAAGACTGATACTATGCACGTTATCCGCCACCTTCTTTTTTCTCTTTTCTCTGCCTCTCTGTGTGCTTTTTCTCTTACTTCCTTGTCTATGGCGGTCTGTGCTGCCTCGTATGCCTCTACGCCGTACTTTTTTATAATATTGTCGCGTCCTGCAGTGCCATAGTTCCATACCGCGCTTCTAAGTTCTTTTATAAGTTCCTCTGTGCTTATTGTTCTCCTTTCTTCACTCGCCATTGTTCGCCTCTCTTTCCTGTACCCCGCTTGTACTGTTGTTTTGTTCGAGTAATTCTTTACTCTGTACATATTATATTGTACATAGTACAGCTTGTCAATACTTTTTAATCATTTTTCTTTACTCTGTATAGTTTTTGTGTTATTGTAGTCTTGGAAATAAAAAGAAAGTGAGGTGTAAATATGAATGAGCGTATAAAAGAGCTGCGTAAAACGCTTGGGCTAAGTCAAGAGGCTTTCGCCGAGCGTTTAGGTTTAAAAGGTAGTGCCGTGTCTCACTTAGAAAGTGGGCGCCGTAATGTTACTACCCAAAATATTAACGCTATCTGCCGTGAGTTCGGAGTTAATGAGGAATGGCTACGTACTGGCAATGGATCTATGTTTGAGGAAATGAGCCGCGCAGAAAAGGCTGCGCAAATTGTCGGCGCAGCTCTTGGTAGTGGCGACGAGTTTATACTTAATACATTTATCGCGTTAGGGCAATTGTCCCCTGCAGAATGGGAACTTATTAAGAAATTTGTTGATAAGATTAAGTCCGATAATTAAATAATGTTACAAAGGAGATATTACATATGAGAGATAGTAAAGGGCATAGTTTATTAACTTTTCCAAATGATTATACCGTAGTTGATATTGAAACTACGGGCTTGTCGCCAGAGTACGACGAGATAATAGAAATATGTGCATTTAAGTATCGTGGTGGTGAACTTGTAAACAAGTATAGTACACTTGTTAAGCCAGATCGTGAGGTAAACGACTTTATTACGCAGCTTACAGGCATAACAAATAATATGCTTGCTAGTGCTCCAAGTGCTGTAGATGTTATGCAGCCGTTATATGACTTTATCGGCTCTGATATTATAGTCGGTCACAATGTTAATTTTGATATTAACTTTTTATATGACTATTGCACCAGTATTTTATCTAAACCACTCTCTAACGACTTTGTAGACACTATGCGCATTGCTAGACTTTTGCATAAAGAAAATAAACATAATCGCTTATCTGATTTAGCAAAGCAGTATAATTTATCTTATGAGGGCGCGCATAGAGCTGGCTTTGACTGTGCATTGACTAATTCTATATATGAAATATTTAAGAGAGAGTGTGCGGACAGCGCAATAGAATTAAATGCGCTTGCTAAACATTCGCAAGTAAAAGCTGCTGACATCAGTGCTACAGTTTCAGAAATTCCAGCAGATAGCCCGCTACTTGATAAGGTAGTTGTATTTACTGGCACACTTGAAAAAATGCTACGCAAAGACGCTATGCAGCTCGTGGCAAATATGGGCGGTATAAATGGCGATAATGTTACAAAGAAAACTAATTATCTTGTTTTAGGCAATAACGACTATTGCACCACTATAAAGAATGGCAAGAGTGGCAAGCAAAAGAAAGCCGAAGAATATAAGTTAAAAGGTTATGATATAGAGATTATCCCGGAAAGTGTATTTTATGATATTGTAAATATCTCTTATACACCTGCTCCGCAAGCCCCAGCCAGTCAATTGTATAAAGATTTTTCTTTAAGTGACAGAGAGGTAGAGGTTATAGAGATTGTAAAGTCCTTTATTTCTTCGAGTGAGCTATATTCCGAGTTTGGAATAGCGCGCCGTAGCGACAATTATATATCTTTGTTGTGTGGTGAAAATGATTTTATGCGTTTTAAGGCTTCGCCGCGTGCCTTTTGGGTATCTTTGCGGCTACCCTTTGCTCTTGCAGATAAAAACAGGGATAACCCTTTATTTGCTGCTCAGATAAATAAAAAACAATTTCATTGGAAAAGCTCTATTGCTTCTGTTGATGAATTGGAAAAAATAAAAGATTTTATTGTGGCGTCATATTTTAAATAAGCAGCTAGTCGCCTAGCTGCCTTTAATTCCTCGTATGAATTGTAATATTATTCTAAGTGCGTGCTCGTCGCTTATGCTGTCGAGTAGTTCGCGTATTTGCCGCCGTAGCTTATCCACTGGCTCGCCCTCTTTCCTTTGTGATGTGGTAATTATAACGCCAGTCGGTAAGATATGTAAGACTTTCGGCTGTTTTGTCCATTATGTCGGACGTATGCCCCGTAGCTCTTGGCAACGGTAACTTGCAATATTATAATTCTAATAAATCGAATAGCTCTACTTCTAGGGCTGCTGCAAGTAAGCGCAGGGTTTCTATGGTCGGGTTTGCTTTTCCGTTTTCAATATTGTTTATTGTGGTCTTGCTTACCCCGCTTAACTCTTCCAGCTCTCGCAGACTGTAGCCCTTGGCCGTTCGTATCTGCCATAAGTTGTATGTCATTATGTAAGCCTCTCTTTTAGTATCTATTATACTGGCTGGCTGCGCATATGTCTTATGGTAATATCTGGAAAAATCAATACACAAAAAATAGCCGCCCCTGCGCCAACAGGAACGGCTACATAGACACACAACTAACGGACCTTAAAGGCTGCTCGCTTGTTATGTACCCCGCAAGTACTATTATAGCATAAGCCTAGGGTTTCCGATAGGCTTATTTTTTATACCCTTTTAAAAAAATAAGCCGCCATAATAAGAAAGTGAGGTTATGTTATATGAAACTTGCTAATGGAATGGGTAGCGTATATAAGCAGGGCGGCAAGCGCCGCAACCCGTGGATCGCTCGAAAAACTAAAGGTTGGGAAATCGACGAGACTACAGGCAGGACTAAGCAGCGTTATTTAACTATTGGGTATTTCCCGACGAGGCAAGAGGCTTTAACTGCTCTTATGAATTACAACCAAAACCCGTACGACATAGAGGCAAGCTCTATTACTTTTGCTGAAGTATACGAGCGTTGGAGTAAAGAGCATTTTGTAAAGGTTACTCCCAGCTCGTGCCGTTCTTGGGTTGCTGCCTTTAAACACTCTAAGCCGCTACATAATATGCGTATGCGTGATATACGCCCGAACCACTTAGAGGGCACCATACACGACGCCAAGGTAGGTGACAGCACTAAGCAGCGTATGAAAAGTATGTATAACTTAATGTATAAGTACTGCCTTAAATACGACATTGTAGAAAAGGACTACGCGGCATTATGTGAAAGTGTAAAGCGTGGCAAGCCTAAAATTGTACGTATTCCGTTTAGTTCCGAGGAAATACAAACACTTTGGGATAACGTGAGCTTTCCTTTTGTCGATATGGTGCTTATAGGCATATATAGCGGCTGGCGTCCGCAAGAGCTGGCAATACTAAAGGTTGCAGACATAGACTTAGAGGCGCGTACAATGTTCGGCGGCCTTAAGACTGACGCAGGACGTAATAGAGTTGTACCTATACACTCTGCTATATATGATCTAGTCGTAGCCAATTATAACAAAGCTGTTGCTATGGGTAGCGACTATCTGTTTAATGATGAGAACGGGCAGCAAGGCACGCACTTAACATACGATAAATACCGCGGACGCTTCGGGAAAATAAACAAACGCTTTAATATGTCGCATAAGCCGCACGACACGCGCCATACTTTTATAAGCGCTGCCAAGTCTGCAAATATGAATGAGTATATACTTAAGCTGATTGTAGGGCACGAGATATTGGACGTTACAGAAAAGGTATACACACATAGAAGTATGCAAGAGCTCGCCGACGAGATAGAAAAGATAGTATACTAAATTGCCGCAAATATGCAGCAATTAAAAAGAGGGCTACAGGCGTTTTTATACGCCTGCTGCCCTCTTATATTTTTGCAAGTTACGTGTGTAAGTTACACGCTAGTTACATGTAAGTTACCTGTATTTTTCCGTAGGTTTCCATACTTTCGCATATCCGCGTAAATACTGGATTTCCTAGAATTTGCCCTTGTCCGCTGCTTCCTGAACAGAAACGGCAACCGCTACTGTAGCACCAACCATTGGGTTATTACCCATTCCGATAAGTCCCATCATCTCAACGTGAGCTGGAACTGATGAAGATCCTGCGAACTGTGCATCTGAATGCAT